CCTGACCCCCCGACCCCCCGAGACCCCCCGGTGGTAGCGCCCGTCCCCGAGGACGAACAGCCCTTCGCGCACCCCGTAGTCCAAGATTTCCGTCAGGCGGGGACGCTCGGTTCTGTTCATCTTGTCTTTGATTTCCTTGCGCGTGAGGCCGTTCTCAGCGTGAAGTAAGTAGGCAGCGATCCGCTTCGCCTTGCTGTCGAGCCACACGATGTCCGCAGCCTCGGAGCGCACCACGTCGCCACGTCCGAGGGCGCGGGAGCGTTCATCGGCTACGTCACCGAGAGATTGGATGAGCGCTGAGCGAACCGCTCTGCTGGTGGCGCATATGCAGTCGGCCAGGTGCCAATCCTCGTCGCCCAGCTCACAGCGCCCATCCATCAGCATGAACAGCGATGCTGTCCTCAGCTGGATCAGCTTCTGGTGCGCATCGAGGATCGCTCCCCGAGAGTGCGCCTTGCGCGCCCGCGACCACTCCCTCACCTCCATGCGGATGTGTGCCGGAACCGTGATCGGCGTGCGCCCGTAGTCACCGTGATCCCAGAACACGACCCCCACCGGCTCGATCGGATCATCGCTTCCCTCCGTCAGTGTCATCTCTCCGAGTACCGGGTTGTTCAGCGTGAAGTAGAGCAACCGCTGCGGGAAGCCGATCTTCTCGGCCTCTCCTGTGAACAGGTTCGCCGCTGCGCCGTACTGCACACCCATCACAGCGCAGATGCGTACATGCGACGAATGGAACGACGCCGATCCTGTCGCCAGTGCGCCACCCACCACGTTGAGTCCCGCCCACGCTGTGTTGAGGTACGGCAGTGTGGTCGACCCCTGGCGGGATGCCTGCGCCCCGAGCGCGCCGCCCTCATCGAACACGACCTGTACGGCCTGGCGGTGCCCCGGATCGGGGTCGTCCTTTGTCTTCGGCCGCAATGCCAGCGTGATGAGACCCTCGCCCGAGCGCAGCGAGCGCCCGAGCAGGACATCTGGGTGCAGGTTCTCCGGGTAGCCGAGCAGCTCCAATGCCAGCGCCATCGACGTCGTCTTGCCCCCACCCGAACGGTCGACGAGAGCGACGTAGGTGTTCAGCGGCGACGGCATCCCCATCACCTTCGGGATGCGGATCGACATCGGGATGGTCGTCGCGTAGCTGGAGAGGAACGCCCCGAGCACACCCTCGGGTGCGAGGATCTGTTCGAGCGCCGTGTCGTAGATCGCCTGGAGGTACGGCCTTGCCGACCAGAACTCGGGCGGCAGGCAGGTGTCGGGACTGACCGGTGAGTCAGCAGCCGGTTCAGGTTCGTCGACCGGCGCAGCCACCAGCGCTCGGCTGGCCATCGATTCCCGCCGTCGTCGAGCTGCCCGAATGTTCCGCAGGAAATCGACCCGGTCATCCTTTGTCGGGCGGCGACAGAGGGTCGCCGACAGCTTCACGTCGAGAGCGTCGAACGTCGTGCGTCCGGCATTCGCCAATGGTCCCGACGACGAGAACACGATCAGCCGCCCGCTCAGGTTCACCCTGGCCGAATGCCCTGGGGTCGTCTTGCCCGGACGCGCCCACAGCGAACCGAGCGGCTCCGTGCGCATGTACTCCCAGCCCGCCAGGATCAATTCTTCTTCGATGACCAGGTTGAGACGGGCCAGCTCCTCGACGAGCCATCCGTCACCCGGCACAAAGGTCAGCCGCGGACGTGCCGAAGGCGGCGGGGTGGCATCCTCCGATGGCTCGGACCGATCGAAGCGGTCGCCGAGGAAATCGACGACCAGCTCGTACTCTTCCGGCGTCACCCAGCAGATGCTCTCGAAGCTGCCCGACTTCAGTGACCACGCTCCCCCGGATGGGTGCGTTGTCCCGTTCGACGGGGCCACGATCACGAACCCGCCTTCGCCCCGCGTTTCGATCAGCGTTTCGTTCTGCTCGTTCAGGGCGATCTTCGTGTTGCCCGGTACCGGGTCGTCGCCGCCGTAGTGGATCAGGATGTGCCAGCCGCCGGATGGCGTCTTCTCCGAGTAGCCCTCGATCCACGTCTTGAACTGGTCGAAGACACTCAGGTATTCGAGCGGCCGATTCTGGGCCATCTCGTTCCACTCGTCCATGAACCGGCCCTCGAACTCCAAGCAGATCAGCCGGTCGGAGATAGCCCCGCAGACCAGGCCGATGTTCTCGGAGTGGGCGAACCCCACCATCACGTCATCGAGGCCGGGGCGCTCCGACTGGTACTGCTTCCAGTTGCCGAGTGGGCGCTTGCTGCCATCCGTGGCGGCACGGATCGGGCACAGACCCGCCGTATGGGCCGCAATGGCGGTTTCGAGGATGGTATTGTCGGGCATGAAGACACAGGCCTTTCGTTCGTGGCGATTGGTCGATCGCGGTGTGGTCGAAGACCCGCGATCCTAGGTGACCGAGGGCCGGGCCGGAAGGCCCGGCCCTCGGCGCTTTCAGTCCAGCTGCAGGTCCATGTCGCACTCCGGGCAGCGCAGCATCGTCACCACGCCCTCGTTCGACAGCAGCTGCCCCAACCGTCCGCAGCGCGTCGTCACCGCCCCGTTCGACGACTGCGACTGGATCAGATGGGCGTACGGCAACACGCCGTTGCTGTTGCGGACGTAGGTCCACCCCGGCAGCAGCGGCTCCATCGGCTGGGTCGGCTTCTGTTTCCTGACCCTGTCCGGTGTCGGCTGGCCGAACCCCTCGAACAATGCGTCCTGACTCATGACGGTCTCCTCTCGCGCCAACTGGCGTACTTCTCCGATGCCTTCGTGATGTTCGGGTTCTGGTCCGGCTTGAACCAGCCCGTCGCCTCCGGGTCCCACAGATCACCGAACGCCTCCCGGCCGAGCAGCCCGATCCGCTTGACCGTGCCGATCGACACCTCCGGGAAGTACTCGTGGATGCGCGTGTAGCTCAGCCCCTCCTCGCGCAGGTCGAACAGCACCTTGATCTGGCTCGGCGACAGCACCAGCGTCGGCCCGGCATGACCACGCTCGATCATGTCGGCGTTGTTCTCCGCCACCGTGCCCAGCTCCAGATGTGACAGCCGGTAGCAGAGCCGGTTGTCGCACTTGTGCCGCACCACCATCCCCGCCGGGATCGGCCCGTTCGCCGCTTCCCACACCCAGCGGTGGGCGTACATCTTCGTCGTCGTCGACCCCGCCGACTTGCGCTCGGGCTGGTGCGACCGACCCACCAGCACCCCGTAGCCCGAGCTGTGCACCGCCCCCTGCCACAGCCGACAGCTCGTTGGTTGGGGCGTCGGGGCCGGGTAGTCCGCGAGCCTCCGTTCGACGAAGACCCGCGGACGTCCCCCCGGCATCAGAGCCTCTCGGCCTTGTGGTAACGGGCCAGCACTCGCTCGCGTTTGTCGAGGAAATCGAACGGGCGTTGACCCGTCGCGCCTTCCAGCACGTCGGCCAGGTCGTCGGCCAGTTCCTGCCAGTCGCGGGCCATATCGGCGTACCAGACGAGCGAAGGCTTCGGAATCCGCATCAGGCGTCCGAGAACAAGGCGTCAGCCGAGATCGACTTCTTCGCCTTGCGGAAGCCCGCCGTGTACAGCTTCGGGGCCTGGTAGCCGCGCTTGGCGACACCCATCCCCGAGTGGACGACGACGAGGCTGTCGCCCTCCTCCAGCTTCTGGCCCTTCACCGCTTCGGCGATCGCGTCACGCATCGAGGTGCCCTCGCCCTTGGCGATGTCGAACTTGCCGCCCTTGGCGTAGATCGTCCGCAGCCCGTCGTCGGACTCGTCGCGCTTCCCGTCGTCGTCGCGTAGCTCCGTCTGCAGCGTGATCACCACCTGCATCCGCGGCTTGCCGTCGGCCCACGTCAACAGCTCGCCCTCCATCGACGTCTGCTGGCGGACCTCGGCGTCCACGATCGTGCCCTCGATCGAATCCCCGATCGAGGCGAACGGGAACGACTTCGCTCCCCCACTGGTGAGGAACGTGTTGATGTCGTCGTACTTGCTCATGAGTTGAGTTGCTCCTGTGTTGGTGGTTGGTTTCCACGCACGCCTTCCTTGCGTGCGAGGCCCTGGTTCCATTCCGGGCGGGGGTCACCCACCGGGAACGGAAGACTGAACGCCGCCTCGACGGCGGTGATCAGATCGAGAATCTCCGAGACGTGGGCAGCCGTGTAGCCGTCGCGCAGCGGTGGGACCCCGGCGGGCCAGCGCCGCAACAGCAGCGCCCGAGCCTCCGGGATGGTGCCGATCAGGTTGATCCTGGTCTGGCACCACTGCGCCATCGCGTTGGTCCACTCGTCGTCGTCGGGCAGACTGTGGTCGTCTGACGTCGTCGGCAGAGCAACCGCCCCGGACAGGATCGCTACCTCGTCCGAGGCGGGCAGCTCGAACGGTGCGGCGAAGTCCTCACGCTTGCGCCACTTGCGCACCTGCTGCACGATCGCCGCGCCCTCGCGCCCCACGCTCAGGTCGGCCCACATCAACTCGCACTTCGCCGCACCGACCGGGAGGTGGACCAGCACCCCCCAGCCGGTGTGCAGCGAGGGCGGAAACTCGCTGCGCTCATTGGTGTCGACATCGTAGAAGCAGCCGTCGCAGTAGATCGCCAACTGGATGCAGAATCCCGGCAGCGAGTACTCCAGGCTCTTGCCCGTCTTCAGATCGCCGATGAACATCGTCCCCGGCGGGATCAACGTCCCGTCCGGTAGGCGCAGCTCGCGCGTCGTCTCGTAGATGCGGTCCGTGGTCCCCGCTCCCCGCCACCGATCCGAGCAGACGTGCACCTCGATCCAGCGTGACTTCAGCCCGGCCTTGTCCAGCTCCATCAGGTAGGCGGCCAGGTCGGCGGCAAACGGTTCGGGGGCCATGAAGCCCTCTTCCGTCTCCAGCCGGTGCGACATGGCGTGGAGGGCGGTGCCGAGGTCGGCGGCCTCGTCACCGCGGCCGAGCATGATCGCCTGGTCGCGGAGGTCCTTGCGGCCCTCCTTGATCCCCTTCTTCGCGGCCACCCCGGCAGCCAACGCGGGAGACGAAGCGACACCGTCCATGGCCCGATCAATGCGCCAGAGCGTGAGGTTGGATTCGTCGTCCAGATCACGACCCCAACTTGATGGTCGGGAGTAGCGGTCCCACTTGGTTGGGTCGTCGAGGCGCTTGACCATCGGCGCACCATTAGCTCGACGGAAATCTTTCGCCGGGGGTTCATCGGCGAACTCACTCAGGTCGATCGGGTCCATGACCGTTGCGTCCCTTCGCTGCGTTGACGATCCGCGACAGCGGCTTGCGCTGCTCGATCAGATCGGCGATGAGCTGGTTGAGTCCGAGCTTGTCGGAACGAGCGCGCGCAATGCGTGCGTCAAGCTCGTCCAGTTCGGTTTGCGCTTCTCCGACGATTCGTTCTGTCGTGTCCATGGTTGATCCATTCTGGTTGTGGGGTGTGACAGGGTTCGGGCGATGGCACCCAGGCAGCGTCTGCATTGCCAGGCGTCGAACAGGGGGATGTGCTCGTACCACGGGAAGTCGCACTCGCAGACCAGGCTCACGAGTTGACCAGCGCGTCAGTGATCGACGTCTTCACGCCGAACCGGCCGATCAGCAGGGCTTCGGCACGGTTGTGGTCCTTGGCCCGGTTCAGCCAGTCGGCCATCGACGGGAACAGCTCGATCGCCCGCATCCGTGAGCGCCGCTTGCGCTCGATCGCCGTCAGCCCCGACGTCCCGAGGGCGGCCGAGCGCTGCCAGTCGAGTGGTCGCACCCAGATCAGCGGCACCCGTGCGATGTGCGCCGCCGTGCGCAGGGCACCGTTGCTGTCGCCCTGCGAGAACGCCGCCTTCGACCCGTTGGTCGGCATGGCGTGCGTTGACTCGATGTAGACCTCGTTGGCCTGCCACCGGCACAGCTGGTTGTAGACCTCGTGCCCGTCGATTCCCCCGACGGTCAGCGGCATGTCCGTCACCATGGTGGGGTGGCCGTCGACGAACAGCGCCAGCGCGCCCGTCTTGCCCGGATCGCAGCCCACGATCCTCATGACAACTCGACGCCGCTGGCGGCCTGGAGCATCTCGCAGAGCATGGCGTTGAAGGACTGGGCGCGTTCCTCGGCGAGGGCACGCAGCTCCTCTCGTGCACGCCACGGGACACGGATGAGGATCGCCACCTTGGTGTCCTCGGGTGCAAGGTCTGATCGTTCAAAGGGCATGTTACTATCGTAGCATATCGTAGGAGGGGAGTCCAGGGATTCTTGACGGGGCGTGAGACAATGCGCCCATGTCGAAGGGCTACGTCCCGGTTCGCCAAGATCCGCGCAAGATGCGCTACATCGAGTGGCTCACCACGCCGCCCACCCACCGGCAGCCCCCTACCGAGGTGGAGTTGGCCCGCGAGATCGACGTCTTTCCCAAGACGCTCTACAACTGGCGCCAGGAACGCGAGTTCCGCGAGGTGTGGTCCGACGACACCGACCGCGTTGTCGGCGGTGAAGACCGTCGGCAACGCGTGATGGACGTCCTCTACGACGCCGCCGTCGACGCCCGCAACCCGCGCCACGTCCAGGCTGCCAAGCTGTACTTCGACACCCTCGGCGCGATTTCCCCTCCGCGCGAGGGTGTCAACACCAAGGCCATCGGCATGCTCACCGACGACGAGATCGAGCAGCTCCTGAGCCGCGGCATCCTCGAACAGCACGACCGCCGGGACGAAGTCGATGCCAGCAGCTGAGAGCGGGTACCAGCCGCGCAACACCCCCGCCGAACGCCGCGCCTTCTTCGACGTGCAACGCCAGCTGGCCGAGATCCTCGCTTCCGTCGCCGCGAACACCGCCGCCATCGCCGTGCTCGAAGCGCGCGTCGACGACCTGGAAACCCCGTGACCGTCGTCGACGGCTACAGCCTGGAGGAACTCGTCCAGGAGCGCGAGTGGCGCAAGGTCGCCCCCCGCTGGGACGACTCCAGTGCCGACGAGAAGATCGAAGCCTTCCGGTACTTCTGCTCCAAGTACTGGTGGATCAGGCACCCCGAACGGGGGCGCATCCACTTCGAGCTGTTCGAGTCACAGGTCGAGTCGGTCTACCTGTGGCTCACCGAGCGCTACTCGATCGCTCTCAAGGCCCGCCAGATCGGGTTCTCCACCCTCATCTCCACCTACTGCTTCTGGCTCACGTACTTCTACAGCGACCGGGCCATCGTCATGCTGTCGAAGACCGAGCGTGATGCCGTGAAACTCTTGGACAAAGCGAAGTACGGGAGCCGGTTCCTGCCCGACTGGATGAAGCACCGCGGGCCAGTCGTGCAGATCAACCAGACCCGGATGGCCATGTCCAACGAGTCGTATCTGGAATCGCTGCCGTCCGCCTCCGACCCAGCGCGAGGCGAGTCCGTCTACACCGTCGTCGTAGACGAACTTGGACTCCTGCCCAACAGTGAGGAAGCCTGGGCTGCCATCGAACCCATCGCCGACGTGGGCGGTCGGGTGGTCATGCTCGGTACCGCTCATGGTGAGGGCAACCTATTCCACAAACTGTGGGTCGGCAGCCAGAACCACACCAACCGCTTCAAGGGCATCTTCTTCCCGTGGTGGTCCGGCGACCGCGACCAGGACTGGTACGAGTCCAAGAAGCGGGACCTGCCGGACTGGCAGCTGGCCCAGGAGTACCCCTCCGACCCCGACGAGGCGTTCCTGCGGTCCGGCCACCCGGTGTTCAACGTCGAGACGCTGCGCGCCATGGAAGCCACCGACCCGATGCGTGGCCGCCTCCTCCCGCAGGCTGAAGGTCCGCCGCTCTTCGAGGCGGAAGGAGGCGACCTGCGCGTCTGGGAGATGCCCGTTGCCGGGATGCGTTATGCCATCGGGGCCGACGTCGCCGAAGGACTCGAACACGGTGACTTCTCGGTGGCGATGGTCGTCGAGGCCAAGTCCCGCCGCCTCGTCGCCTGCTTCCACGCTCGCATCGACTCTGACTTGTTCGGGTCGAACACCCTGTACCACTTGGGCAAGTGGTACAACAACGCCCTCGTCGGGGTCGAGTCCAACAACCACGGGCTGACCACCAACAAGGCGCTCGCCCGCGTCGGCTACAGCCCGCTCTACCACCAGCGTTCCCTCACCAAGTCCACCACCGGTCAGCCCACCGAGACGCTCGGCTGGCGCACCACCTCGATCACCAAGCCGCTCGCCATCGACGAGCTGAACCGTGCTCTGCGCGACGGCGAGCTACACGTCTTCGACGCCGACACTCACACCGAGCTGCGCACGTTCATCCGTGAAGGTGACGGCAAGATGCACGGCTCGCCGTTCGACGACCGCGTGATGAGCCTCGCTATCGCCGTGCAGATGTTGAAGTATGTGTGGCTGAGAGAGTTTCAGCCGGTCACCACGCCTCCTCCCGGAACGTGGGGATGGCTGGAGCGCAAGCTGTTCGGAGAGCTGAACTCGAAGATGGATCGCACGCCCGAGCGCACGCCGATCGGACAGAACTACGTCAGGAGCAACTGATGACCACACTCGCCCGGTACCACCGCCAGCGTCGCGTCACGCGTGGGTCGTGGAAGTCCCGCTTCACCAAGCAGCGCGTCAACCTGCGCGGCACGACCAAGCCGGTCACGCCCGTGCTGTCGTCGATCAGCCCGACGACCGGGGTGCATGGTGCCGCCAACCAGACGGTCACCTGCACCGGCACCGGCTTCACCACCAACTCCAGGGTCGTCGTCGGCGTCCTCGACATGGCGACCACGTTCGTGTCGGCCACCTCGCTCACGTTCGTGATGCCGTTGTCGACGCTCGTCGCGGGTACGCAGAGCGTCAACGTGCGCACCGGCACGCTGTTCTCGACGACCCCCAAGACCTACACCGTCACGTGAGCACGCGCGATCCCAGCGGGCCGACACTGTGCCGCCAGTGCCTGGTACGCACCGCCGAGGATGGTTCCGAGATCTGCTTCCTCTGCCGCGTCGGCTCGGTCGGGTTCTCGTTCCGTGGTGGTGGCGGCTACACGCGCGAAGCCTTCCACGACTACACGAATGCGGAACGCCGGGCGGAAATCCTGGGCGATCGCGTGCTCGGCGTCGACGTCGAGCCAGCCAGCAACTACGGATGGTGACATGCATCCCCGCCTCATCCCTGTGCCGCTGGCTGAGATTCGACTCGACCAGGCGATCTGTCACGCTGGCGGCAATCTCGCCGACCCGAGGGTGAAGGACGCGCTGGCCGTCTCGTTGCGCGCCAGCATCTTTACCCCCAACGCCCTGATGATGAGGCTGATGACATGAAGATCGCCGAACAGCTCTCGTTCTACCGCGACGAGGTCGAGCGCTCGAAGCGCTGGCGTGACTCCGACAACTTCGACGGCCAGTGGCGACGGATGATCGACCTCTACAGCGGCAAGCAGTACGAGGGCACGTCGCCCAACGACCGCCTCGTCGTCAACCTGATGTTCGCCACCAAGAACGTCATCGCTCCCGCTGTCGCCATCAACAACCCGCGCTTCGTCGTCAACTCGCGCAAGCCCGAAGCCGCCCCGCAGGCCGTCATCGTCGAGGAGGTCCTCAACTACCTCTGGCGCCAACACCACTACCAAGACGAGATTCGTCTCGCCGTCGATGATTGGATCGTCTGCGGCCACGGCTGGGTCAAGTGCGGCTACAAGTTCGTCAACCCGCCCGTGGCCAAGCCGAGCGGCGAGGGCAACGTCGAGAACCAGCCCGCCGATGACGGATCGGTCGAAGGCATCGACGACCGCGAGCCGGTTCCCGGCAACGTCGAGTCCGAAATCCACACCTACGACGATCGCCCCTACGTCGAGCGTGTCTCGCTGTTCGACATGTATGTCGACCCCGACGCCCGCCGCCCCGAAGAGATGCGTTGGATCGCACAGCGCACCTGGCGCGCCCTGCAGGACGTGCGCGTCGACAGCCGCTACGACCCCAAGGCGCGCAAGGCGGTCAGCGCCTCCAGCTGGTCGCGTTGGTACTCCGACGACGGCGACGGACGCGGCGGTGAGGACCAGCCCGACAAGGGGGCCATCTCGTACTGCGAGGTGATCGAGTTCTACGACATCAAGCGCAACATCGTCTGCACGTTCGCCAACTCCGGTGACGACTCCGAGACCGCCGACACCTCGACGCGCAACGGCAGCTTCCTCATCAAGCCAGCCAAGGTGCCGTACCCGTTCTGCCACCCGTTCGTGATGCTGCGCAACTACGAGGTGCCCGACAACTTCTACCCGATGGGCGAGCTGGAGTCGATCGAGTCGCTGCAGCTGGAGCTGAACGAGACCCGCAACCAGATGCTGAACCACCGCAAGCGGTTCGCCCGCAAGTGGATCTACTCGCGCGACATGTTCGACGAGGACGGGGTGCGCGCCCTGGAGTCCGACGTCGACAACACGATGATCCCGATCATGGGCGACGTGAACCCGGCGAACTTCATCGCCCCGCTGCCCTCGATCGGCACGCCGCCCGACTTCTACAACCAGTCCCAGATGATCGAAGAGGACATCAACACGGTGTCCGGCGTCAGCGACTACATGCGCGGCCAGCCCGAGTCGGCGATCCGGCGCACCGCCACCGAGGCGGCGATGATCCAGGACGCCGCGAACAGCCGGGCGCGCGACAAGCTGGCCAAGGTCGAGTCGTTCCTCGCCGACTGCGGCGAGCGCATCGTGCAGCTGATGCAGGAGTTCCTGACCGGCGACCACGTTGCCCGCATCACCTCGGTCGCCGGACGGGCCTGGGTCAACTACGACGCCGACTACCTCCAGGGCGAGTTCGACTTCGAGGTCGAAGGTGGCTCGACCGAGCCACGCAACGAGGCGTTCCGCCGCCAGTCAGCCCTCCAGCTCGTCGACGCGATGGCCCCGTTCATCTCGATCGGTGTCATCAACCCGGCCGGTCTGGCCCGCTACGTCCTGCAGTACGGCTTCGGGATCAAGGACACGTCGTCGCTGCTCAACGGCCCCGTCGACCAGCAGATGCAGCAGCAGCAGCTCGACCCGAACGCCCAGCAGCAACAGGGTCAGCTGCCCCCAGGCTCTGAACAGCCCCAGCAGATGGGGCCACCCGAAGGCCAGGCGGTCGGTCAGATGCCACAGGGCGGCGGACAGATCGACCCGGCCATGTTGGAGCAGATGCTCGCCGGGTCATAGGAAACGTGCTTCAATAGCCACGACCAGGCATCGAGCAACCGGAAGGACTCATAGTGCCGGACTACAACCCCTTCGGAGACGAAGGGGAACCTAGTTCGTCGGCAGAGGACCCCGCCCAGAGCGGACAAGTCCCGGACGGACAACCCACCGATCAGCAACCCGAAGCGGAGTACCGCAGCTATCTCGAAGTCGACGACGATGTGGGCAACCGCTACGTCAGAGTCAAAGTCGACGGACAGGATGAAGAGGTCCCCCTCCGTGAGGCGTTGTCCGGGTACAGCCGACAGGCTGACTACACCCGCAAAACCCAAGAGCTGGCGCAGCAGCGACAGCAGGCCGAGTACGCACTCGCTGTTCAGCGAGCACTGCAAGCCGAGCCAGCTGAAACGCTCCGCCTCCTCAGCCGCCAGTACGGCGTCGAGTTCGAGCAATCGCCACCGGCCACCGGCCGGGAGCAGCCGTCCTATGACGATGGCTACGACAGCTCGCCGTATGCAGACCCGATCGAAGCCCGGCTGAATCAGCAGCAGCAATTGATCGAGCAGATGATGGGCCAGCAGGCTCAGCGTCAGGCGGATGAGACCCTTCGGGCAGCGATCGGTGGTCTCCAGCAGAAGTACCAGCTGGACGACGGCACCGTACGAGAGGTCGTGAGCACGGCACTGCAATCCCGGATGGGACCAGAGTCGTTCGAGATGATCTACAAGAATCTCGCCTTCGATCGTGCCCAGTCGGCACGAGCGCAAGCGCAGGCTCAGCGACAGGCCCAGGAGGCACAACGCGGGGCCAGGGGTGCGGCAGCCAGCCAGCTGATCGGGAACGGATCATCCGCCAACGGGGCGGGAGGTCAGCAACCCGGGGCTTCTGATGGACCAATGTCCCTCTCCGAAGCCTTCGCCAAGGCCGAGCAAGACCTCGGATTCTGAGGCGTAGGCCGCACCCTTCCAAGGACGGCACCCCATGGCTTTCGCCAACCCAGCGCATCTCCCCGTCAACTGGGACGACATGTT